ATGACCCAGCAGCCACAGCAGCCACTGAAAGCAAATACGTTCCCGCAGTTGCCGCGCCGCTTGCTAATGCCAGAATTGGAACATCATAAGCACTAGCTGCGCTATTTGTCACTATAAATGCAACTTCAACCCCTGCGGCTAAAGCAGCATTATTTGTCACAATTTGACCAACAGATGCGTTGATGGTCACACCAGTAGATTTGCTGGTAGCTTGAGTAACAGTTGAAGGCGCTGTAGTAGAGCTTCCAGTGTTATACCCAAGTTGTCCACTTCCAGCCAAAGCATAGATTGTTGCTGAACCTTTAAGGTCTTGGTCTTCAAAAGCGACACCAATTGATTTAGTATTTGCCATAATTTTTTCCTTTAAAAAAGGAGGGCCAAAGCCCCCCATTTAAGTTTAGGCTACGCGATACACAGTGTACGCAGCATCGGCAGTCTTGCGGAACAAGAACTGCGCCGCGCCACTAACACCCGCTGCACTGCCGGTGATAGCAACAACCAAGTTGCCCACCGCAGTAATGCCAGTGCCCACAACCATCGTAATCAACCCAGTCGAAGTGCCTAGGTTAATAACTGTCAGTTTAAACGTGCTGTTAACTTTTGCGTTGGTGAACACTGCATCAATTAACGTTGCCGTTGGAAGCGTGTACGACGCTGCTGTGGTAGACGGGTTGCCTACCAAGATGCCGCCAGTAATTTGCGCGGCAGTCAAAGTGGCCGTAGCAGTAGCCGTTTGTTGCGCTGCTTGAACGCCCATGATGATTTCGTTGGTGTTGCCATCAGTGAACTGGTATCCACCGCCAGAATTAGGTAATGCCATGATAATTTTCCTTTAAAAAGTTTCTGATCAACCCCAGATGCGGCAGGCCATCTGTGGACGAATGGTGGAGAAGCCATACAGTACGTCAATACGGCAAGGCATACGATCATTGTTGATGTCGTACTGACGAACGATACGCAAGCTAATACCGTTGTGGACAGCGCGAGCAGCCATATCGACGCCTTGGGGCAGCAACAAGTCGGCGGTCGCAAAAGTGATCGCATCTTTGTGGTAAACCAAGTTTTGAGCGTAAGCAGTAGAAGCGGTTCCTACAAAAGTCACAACAGCGCCAGATACTGGCAAGGCGGTCATGGTAGCTAATGCGTGAGTAGCGGAATACATGGGAGCTACAGTCACAGTCCAAGTACCAGACACAGCGGTTGCATCAGCCAAAGCCACAAACTGAAACAGCGAACCAGTGGTTTCACGGGTTTGCGGGTTTACAGAAGAACAAGCTGCAATGGTAAACACATCACCGGACTTGATGGTTGTGGTAACCGAGGCTTGAGACAGGCTTAGAGTAGAAGAACCTTCGGTAGTCACCGTAGAACCAACCGTGGTGGATGCAGTTGCATCACGTGAACCAGTGGTGTGTTGTTTAATTGACTGAGACATATTAATCTCGTCATATCCCAACACGCCGGTGCCCATCATGCCGTTTTTAAACTGCTTGCTGATGGTGTCGGTGGGGTTAAACAAGCCCTTCATGCCTTCAACCAAACCAGCGTTAGCGGCAGGATTGACAGTAGCGTAACGCGGTGTCATCACGGCAGCGTTTTCGTTCAGCTTTTGCTGGGCTTGCAACAAGACCAAAGAAGTTGAAGGAGTGGTGCCAGGGGTGCCAACGGTGTTACCGATGGTTTTGTACGCATTGGCAACGTCAGCATCAATGCTAGAGGCCAACTGGCTGATACGGGGCTTGAGAACACGTTCTGCAAAGTCATCCAACTGCATGGTCAATTCAGCAGATGTGAAGTTGACACCAATGTGCTTTTGGGTAGACACAGCCAAAGTGGTGAACTGTTCGTTGTCGTCTTGAACTTGCAGGGCGGCACCGTCAGTTACCAAAGCGCGGTCGGGTAAACGGATACGCAGTGTAGAACCAATCTTGGCACCTTCAACAGCAAAGCTGTCGTCGTACTGACGGTTCACGTTACGGGTGAGCACCAGGTTGTTCTCGAGAATTTCGAGAGCTTTGCGGGTGATCATGTCAATCGTTAAGATACTATTAGACATGGAAAAAATCCTTTAAAAATTGTTTAGCGGTTTTGTGCTTCCCACTTCTTACGCTGTCTTGCTCGTTCAGCTTCAATCCACTGCGAGTCCGTCATGGTCTTGGTAGACCGAGGGTCTGTAGTGTCATAAGCTGGGCCTCCAGAGGAGCGAGCTGTGACCGGCGAAATAGGTGCTGGCGCAGATGTGGTTCTCTTCATGGGAGGATCATTGGCCAACTTAGCCTCAATTCTCCCAATTTCTTTGGCCTGCATGATAGGCGCAAGACGAGATATACGATCGGCTTCCTTGGGGTTGGCACCGAGGTAGTAAGCTACTTCAGGGCCTGCATCCGAGGCTTGAATCGTCTGAGCCATCACGTTAGTAATTGGCAGCTTGGGGTTGTAGGCGACTTGTTCAAAGTCGTCGTACTTTGTCCGAGCTTCCTCTTCCTTTTCGTGGTAGGACTCAAGAATTGCAGATTGCTGCCTTGCTTCTTCTCGCTGGGCAAGCAGTTGTTCGGCTTTCTGGTAGGCCAATGCGTCTGCATAGGCTTCAGGGCTTTCAAACTGATCGACTGGCGGGACGTTTGCTGGCGCTCTCAGCGTCTGGGCTTCCGCTTGACGTTGAGTCTGATCTCTTTCCCACTTACGTTGCTCTCTTGCAAGCCTTTTGCCGATTGCTGCATCAAGTTCTTCTTGGGTAAAAACCCTAGATGGCTCTTTTGCTTCTTCAGCGACTTCCGGCGTTTGAGTTGCTTCCGGAGTGGCCGTCACTTCTGGAGCTGGCGCGGAGTCTACTTCCGCTAAGGGTTGTTGGACTTCTTCAGTCATTTTTGAATCTCAATGATTCCCTGGTGAACGCACCAGTACGGTTTTTGCGATCTTACATTAAAACAAAACCAAAGGCTACACCAATCGGTGCGGCCAAATTCCAAAACCATGAGTGCGTATCCCACACCCGTTTGTCAAAAGCGTTCCACCACTTCATGTTGGCACGTTTGCCATTACCGTAGTGTTCAATCCATTTGTATTCGGCTTGGGCATGTTCACGCCCAGCAAAGAAAGCAGACACAAGCACAGCTCCGACAAGACTTAACCCGAACTGATCAAAGATTAGAACAATGATTAGGGCTGCAATGGGGTGGACTAAATTAAACATTTTTAATAAGATGGATACCATTTTGCAGTGGTTGTGTCGTAAGTCATTATGAGCGCCTTACTAACCACGCCCGTTGTTGCCAAAGCAATGTTTCCTGCGGTATTTGTACTCCAAAGACCCGTAGGTATCAAAGTAATTTGACCTCCACCCGCAGAAATAGGTGCTGGCGCAGTAATGGTACTGATAGTTGTTGTGCCACTTACAAATGCTATTTGTGTTGTTGGGGCGATGGTTCCGGCGGAAGCAATTGTTGGAGCAGCGGCTTGTGTTGCTTTTAAACCGCCAAAAGTAACGTTTCCATCTAATCTTGTTGTTCCATTATCAACCCACAAAGATAAAGCGTTTGTGACGGTTACATTTGTGCCATTTGCGGGAGAATTAGCAATGTATACCGTTGCTGCATTGGTGTATGTAACAGTTGCGTTAGTCGCCGCAATAGTTGGCTGTGCAATTGCGTTAATGCCAGCAGATGCCACTGTGCCAGACGCGGTGGTGGAAGAATCTGTGTATGTAGCTGCTGCAACTCTTAAAGATATACCATTGGTTGTCCAAGAAGATGCAGTAATAGCGCCTCCCAAATGTAATCTAGCCGCTGGCGTAACTCCTACGCCAACAAAACCCGCGCTATCAATCCTCATACGCTCAGTAGGCGTACTTGCGCCGTCAGCAGTTGTACTGAAGACAAGACGACCGGGCATGTCGTTTGTGCCGGGTGTGCCGTCTACTTGACCAAAAATTGCAGCCGATGGGATAAAATTAGTGCCGTCATCACCCTCGAATAGTACAGCTCCCATGTTGTCGCCACTAGAAACTATTCCACGAGTTCCCACCGTGCCACTACGAGATTTAGCAAGGTACAGTCCAGACGGAAAAGTTGTATTACCCCAATTGGTGGTTGCTATACCAGCAGATGCGATTGAAAGTCCTTGTTGTTGAAAAAGTGGTGTTCTAGTGTTACCTGCATAATCAATATACCCACTAATGGCGGATGTATATCCTTGAATAGTTATTCCAGCCGCATCAATTACAAAAGGTGAGTTATCAGGGCTTGCGCTGTCTTCAATTAGCAAAGCATTGCCAGCACCAAGTTGCGTGATGCGGACAGCGGCTGTAGCCGAGTTTGCATTGACAAATAAACCAGATGCAGATACATCACGGCCAGCGGTTAAGTTGGCAACAGAGACTTGTTCTGTAATGCCACCTTGAACAACAGGCAATACCTCAGTACCCGCCAGCGGCGTGGTAGCTGAAGCCAGTGCGGATATTTTTGCGTTAGCCATTATTGGAAAATAATGCCGTCGGCGGTAAGAGTATTGACAATCACATTCGTTGTTCCGGTTCCACCGGTAAATGCGACAATACCTCCTGATCTCACATCAACACCGTTCGCACCAGCGCCAGAACAATCTGCGCCATTTGCGCCAACATTCCCCGCAACCCGACAAGTAACACCAAAGCTTCCCGCCCCAGTCAATGTTGCGGTTTGAGCATTTACAAAAGAACCGTCAATAGCAGACACGGCTCGGTCAACGCAATCTATTGCAATTCCATCTCTAAAATTTACATTACACCCTTCTTGAGCTTCAACACCTCGATTGCATCGAGAAGCATCAACGGCTTGAGCGTTAATTCTTGAGTTGCTATTTGCAAAAACGCCAGTTGTCACGCAATCAGTTGCAATGCCATTTTCGCAGTTAATTGACCCATTTTGTTCAGCAGAAAAACCAACAGCGCTGCTTCCACTAACATCAACGCCAGTAGCATCCACAATACTAGAACCAACAGACCAAACACCGCGAAGTGCCGCGTTTTTAGCGGTGCCGCCCGAAAAGTTGATTGATGACGCACCAGACGCTGATACGGCAGCAGAACCAGTGTTGAAATCGCAATTCAAAGAGTCAGCTTCAATTTGTGAGTTGCCCGAGGCTAACACACCATATTCACTGCAATATTGAGCG